TTGTATTTGGTAAAGCACCAGGATGGGCGATTGCAGGAGTAAATAAAGTTGATGACTTACTACGTCCAGGTACTACAGGACAACGTATAGCACAGGCAGATGGTTTAGCAGATCAAGCAACCACCGTTGGAGAGAAAGCCAATCGTTTTTTCTCGGGCATCGAAGCACGGCTCATTGACCCTAACTCACCAAGTGTATTTGCAGGGCCAGAAGACTTGTATAATTTTTTACAGTCAAAAGGTATTTCGAAGTTTGAGGTAGAAGATTATCAAATACCACAGCTCATAGAAACAATGGTTAAAACAGGAAAGCCTATTACAAAAGCTAACTTACTAGATAGAATTAAAAATGCACCTATCCGTAAATTAAAATCCACGGTTAGAGGTTTTAGATCAGAAACAGAAAACATAGATGGTACTTTTGATAGAGCTAAGTACGGCGACTCGTATTATGAAAAAGGTTCTATACCTGAATCATATAGAGAAAACATTTTGTATCTTGAAGCAGGAGATATTCCTGGTGACGTTGCTTTGTATAGACATAGCACGCACGGGTTCTTTCCTGATGACTCAACAAACTACGTGATCGGGTGGACGCGGGGCACGGACCGTTATGCGATAATACCTGGCACTAAAGGACAGGTCACGAACATCGGACCAAAGGCAGATGAACTTAACAATAAAATAGAACGTCTAACAAAGATAGCAAACAGATCAGCAGAGGATATTGTCAATCAGTCAGGTGGCCGTGTATCATTAGAACAGGCAACAACAAATATAAACAAAGCAAAAAAACAATTAGCACAAGCACAAGAAGATTTGGCGAACGTTGGTAAAACAGATGACGCTATCGTTACAGGAGATCAAACAGTGCGTGTAACGTTTGCTGATGAGATACAATCTGACATCATGCAGACATACAGAAAACATTTAGAGAATGTTATGGCTGATTATAAAACATTAGTTGATAAAGGTATCGATGTTAAAGATACGACAAAGATAAGACAACAAAGCTATTCGCTAGACTTAAAAACAGATCAGGACGTATTAGAATTTTACGCAAAACATAAAAGTTTATTTAGACCTGTGTTTAAAACAGAAGAAGACTTTGCGGCTTACATAGACGACATTAGAAAATCACAAGCGGTATTCAAAGACTTTGCAAAAATAAGACCAGGTAATTTATCACCAGCAGCTCTAGCGGCAGTTAGACAAGCAGGCAAAGATAGAGATAAAGTATTATCTATTTTTGAAGAAGCCTTTACAAACCCTGAAACAATGAAAAAACTATTTCCAAATATACCATTTAAAGACAGAAAAGTGTGGGGTGATGCGTTGGTCAAGAATGATTTAGCAATGGCAGCGAAAAGAAAATTTGTTGATAAGGACGCAAACGCTTCTGATTGGTATGTTGTATCTCCAGCAGAATTAATAACAAATAGATACGGACAAGCAGGAACGACCGCTACACCATTTGCAGAGAGAACGAAAAACATGAAAGGTATTGGCCAGTATGAGTTTTATGGTGGCCCAAATGTTACAGATCCTAATGGAAAACACTATACAAGTATATTAGAACAATCACTGCGCAGAGCAGCAAAAGTAAACAACGCTGAATTTAAGATTGTTAAGGTACAGATAGGCGACGCTAAATCTGTACGTAGATCTGTGCAAATAGTAAATGCACAGGGCGATATTGTAAAAGAATTTAAAATGGCAAAAAGCAGTAAAGCAGAAGACTTTGGTGATGTTATGAATAAAGCAGAGGATTATATCAACGAATCTGGCGCACAAGGTTTAATGGCTAGACCAGTAGAGACACCTTCGGGCTTTAAAACTATAGATGCTTATGCTATAAAGTTAACCCCTGAGATGGTATTACCAACAAAAACACATCTAGCATCTGGAGGATATGTACGATATGATCCTCTTGTATCAATAGATGAAATGATAGGAGCTGCATAATGGTTGTAGAAAGACCAGCAAATTACGACGAACCACAAACGGTTAATGATCAATTAATGATACCACCATTGGTAGGACAAGAAGTGGAATTAGAACCAGGAACTGATCAACCTATCGATATTGAAATGACAGAAGATGGCGGAGCTATTGTTAATCCTGAAATAATGCCACCTGATACTGGATTTGATGGTAATTTAGCAGAGTTTATTGATGAGAATGATTTACAAGTAATAGCCAGTGAGCTTAGACAATCTTTTGAAGACGATAAATCATCAAGACAGCAATGGGAAGAAACGTACACAAAAGGTTTAGATTTACTTGGATTAAATTACAGTGAAAGATCTCAACCTTTTCAAGGCGCAAGTGGTGTAACACATCCACTATTAGCTGAATCAGTTACACAGTTTCAAGCACAAGCCTATAAAGAATTACTACCAGCAAGTGGCCCTGTAAGAACTCAAATTATTGGACAGGCTACAAAAGATAAAGAAGATCAAGCACAGCGTGTAAGTGATTTTATGAATTATCAAATTATGCATGTTATGGAAGAGTATGATCCAGAATTAGATCAAATGCTTTTTTATTTACCTCTTGCAGGTTCTACATTTAAAAAAATATATTATGATGCGGCTCTTGGAAGAGCTGTATCTAAATTTATACCAGCAGAAGATTTAGTCGTGCCTTACACAGCTACAAATTTAGAAGAGTGTGAAAGAGTAACTCATATTTTAAAAAGAACAGACAACGATATTAAAAAAATGCAAGTCACAGGTTTTTATCGTGACGTTGATTTACAGGTAGTACAAGAAGAAAACAAAGTTGAAGAAAAAGAAAGAAAATTATCTGGTATAGAAAAAACTGGTTACAGAGATGATCAGTATACTTTACTAGAAATGCATGTTGATTTAGACGTACCAGGATTTGAAGATCCCGATGGTATTAAACTTCCATATATAATTACTATAGATGAAGGATCAGGAAACGTTCTTTCTATTTATAGAAACTATAAGGACGGAGACACTTTATATAAAAAACAACAATATTTTGTTCATTACAAATTTATGCCAGGTCTTGGTTTTTATGGTCTTGGTTTAATTCATATGATTGGTGGTTTATCTAGAACTGCTACAGCAGCTTTACGTCAATTAATTGACGCTGGAACATTAGCAAATTTACCTGCAGGTTTTAAAGCTAGAGGTTTGCGAATAGCAGATGATGATAGTCCTATACAACCTGGTGAATTTAGAGATGTAGATGCGCCAAGTGGTGATCTACGTGCAGGTCTTTTACCTTTACCTTACAAAGGTGCAGATCCAACTTTATTTCAACTATTAGGTTTTTGTGTTCAAGCAGGTAAAGAATTTGCAACTGTGGCAGATCAAAAAATAGGTGAGGCTGCTGGAGCAGGAGCACCTGTTGGAACAACAATGGCTTTAATGGAAAGAGGCATGCGTGTTATGTCAGCTATTCACAAAAGAGTTCATTATGCTCAAAGAATAGAATTTAAATTATTAGCAAGAATTTTTGCAGAGTCTTTACCACCTATGTATCCTTACGAAGTACAAGGTGATCTACAATCATTAAAAGCTAGTGATTTTGATGAGAGAATAGACATTATACCTGTTTCTGATCCAACTATATTTTCTATGTCACAACGTGTGACGTTGGCACAGACTCAATTACAATTAGCAGAAGCTGCACCGCAAATGCACAATATATATGAGGCTTATAGAAGAATGTATTCTGCTATGGGCGTTCAAAATATTGATGCTATATTACCAGTTCCTACGGGGCCAGAACCAATGGATCCAGGTATGGAAAATGCAACAGCATTATCAGGTGGTTCGTTAACAGCTTTTAGAAAACAAAATCAATTAGCACACATAGATGCACATAGAGCTTTCTTTTCTAGTATTTTGGTAAAAAATAATCCTCAAACTATGATGATTTTACAGTCACATATTATGGAACATGTGTCTTTACAAGCAAGAGAAGAGGTAGAACAAGAAATGGCAAAAGAATTTGAGGCATTACAAGCTCAAGCGGGCGGTGAATTACCACCAGAACAACAAAATGAGATGCAAGAGTTAGTAGAATCTAAAATTGCAGAGAGAATTGTTGAAATGACAGAGAAAATGGTCACTGAAGAGCAACAAATGATGTCAGAACAAGGAGAAGATCCGTTAGTTCAACTAAAACAACAAGAAATTAACCTAAAAGCACAAGATTTACAGAGAAAAGCTACGGCTGATGAAGGTAAAATGATGCTAGATCAAGCAAAATTAGCTCAAAATGAAGCATTAGCAGAAGCGAAGATAGATTCTCAAGAGGATATTGCACAATTACGTGCAAATGTTAATCTTCAGAAACAAAATCAAAACAATGCAAAACGCAACAGCTAAATTACAGGAATATTTTAACGAGTTGATGAATTTTTCAGATACAGCAGTTACAAGTCAAGAAGAACAGATACTTTTAGCGGGTGCAATGATGGGTGTAGCCAAAATGCTGTACCATAACAATCTTACCGAACAAGAATATGATAAAATTATGAATCATAATGGAAGAGACTTGCTAAATCTAATAAAACCAACTATACATTAATCATTATGGCAAAAGAATTAAAAGATATACCAGCAGATAATAAAGGATTACCAAAATTAGATAAAAAAGTTCGTAATCAAATAGGATTTAAAAAAGATGGCGGTGCCATTAATGGTTTAAAAAAAATGGGCATGAATAAAGGCGGTCTAGCAGGTAGACTGGCTCAACGTGGCTATGGAAAGGCAAGATCATGAAGTTCAAAAATGCAAAAATGACTATTGTTCCTCAAAAAAACCCATTTCCTAATACTAAAATTGCTTCAACAGCAGAGAAAGTTTACTCTCCTTTTGTTGTAAAAAATAACAAAGGATCTGGACCTCAAGGGCAAACAAGCAGAATGCAAATTAAAAAAGTAGCATTCAAAGGCGTAAAATAGTATAATTCCCACTTTAACAAAGGAGGTTCTATGAACTTACTAAAAGATCTATGGTCACACATTAAAGAATGGAGTGACTGGAAAATGAAAGATTGGATCAAGGCCGCTATCGTAGCGATCGTAGTTATCTGGGTTATTAGCTGGATGACAAGCGGAGCAGCATAGTGCTACAAGCTCTCGGAGGACTATTAGGCGGTAAAGGCGGAGCCTTAAAAACTATCGCAAAAGTTGTCGACGAGATTCATACATCAGAGGAAGAAAAATTAGATAAAAAAATATTGATGCAACGCATTCAACAAAAGCTTGCAGAAAAGCAATTAGATGTTAATGCAAAGGAAGCCAGCCATCGCAGTGTATTTGTGAGTGGCTGGCGACCATTCATAGGATGGATTGGAGGCCTTGCGTTAATGTTCGAATTCATTCTATCTCCCTGCATAGAGTGGTATAGTAAATTTGCAGGATTAAACTTAACTGCTCCAGAAATTCAAACTGGGCCCCTTCTAGCAATTGTCACTTCAATGCTCGGCGTGGCGGGACTCCGCAGTTTTGAAAAAAGCAAAGGATTAACTAAATAATGAGTTGGAATTTTAATGAAATGTTAGA